CATGGGAATTAGACATATTATGCAAGGATTTGAAGCACCCAACGAAGAAATTGGTTACATAGGAATGTTACACTTATGGTGGGTGAATGAAGATTCAGGAATTGAGTATGATAATCCTAGATATTTTGTTAAAGGAACTTGGAACAGCGAGTGGTTAGATACTCCACAGGAAGGACTAAAACTCGCCATTAAATTACAAGCAGAACAAGCAAAAGTGTATGATGAAAATAAATTGTGGGAAGTTCATATAAGAAACAATGAAGAAATTAAAAGAAAAATGTTGACTATAAAAGAGGGTGATGAAGAGAAAGAACTTGACAATGAAGAAAAAATCGTGTATAATTAAGGGTATGTTGGGTAAATGACAGTTTGTGGGCAGACGGAGGTAGACCGTATCTGTGGGTACAAATGCTCTACTCTGGAGAAATTTAAGGTGTTATGTGGGGATCCGCCGGTATACGCCACAGGACGAGACATAACTTAGGGGATGACGTATCACTCGGTGATACCTCTCATTCGCACATCCAGAGCTCTACCCAACTTTAATAAAATATATATAAAGGGAAAATAATATGTCACTATATTCTAAATTTTGTGCGTGGTTATCAGGTTGGCCAGAAACCTCACATTCGAACGCAAGTCATGGTAGATCTAAACACGATGAAGATATGATGTTTGCTGAAGAAGAACAGATGATCAGAGAAACCAATAAGAACATAGGGAAGAAACCCAAAGGATTGAACCCCAAAAAAAAGAAAAAGAAAAGAGCAAAATGAGTTTTAGAGAAATATGGCATGGTCCTAGTTTTTTGAATAGAAAACCTTCAGCCCTTAGAATGGCTGCGAGGGACGCAGAAGGAAGAAGAAAACGAAAGAAACAGAAACATGTTGTCCATGAACACTTCCGTAAAGATTGGGACGTGGACTTGTGGGATTGATTGAAGCATATTATGTTACATGGTTCTGGAAAAATCTTGTATTCATATGTGCATCATTACAATTTTTATATTATATAGATAAACCTCATGGATTTTGATTGGGGCTCAATAAATAAAAAGACCGGAGTTGACGAACTGCAATCATAAACCTCCGTAGTTCCTTAACACATCCGGAGGTTCTATTTGACCATTTGAGCCCCATACAATAGAAAATATATTATGGATAGTGAATATAAAGAATTTATAGGAATTTATGATAACAGCGTACCAGTAGAAGTATGCGAAGAATTTGTAACACGTTGGGATGAAGCGATAGACAAAAGAACAATAATAGAAGACCCCAACCATGTTGATTTTCATCCTCAACGAAATCCCTTAGAAAGAAAGGATGAGGCTGCAAACATTTGGCCATTATCATCCACCATATATCCGGTTCCACCGGTTCATAAATATTTTGATTGTTTAAAAGAGTGTTTTATGGATTACGCAAAAAGATATTCTTTCAGTTATGGTGGACCTCTTTTCAATGATGTTTTCAAGATTCACAAATGCCAGCCATCAGAAGGATATCATACATGGCATTATGAAAATTATGATGGAAATCATTTAGATAGACTTATAGTATACATGACATATCTTCAGGTTCCGTCTGAAGGTGGAGAAACAGAATTTCTTCATCAGTCGATGCGTATAGAACCGATTGTAGGAAGAACATTAATATGGCCAGCAACATATACTCACTTACATAGAGGCAATCCTCCGTTGAAGGGTGATAAAATGTATGTTACGGGATGGTTCACTGGAGGAAAAGGATTACATGATGCTTCAGGTAAATGATGTTAAAGAAATGGAGGTAAATATGACAGAAGAAGAAGGACAAAAACCACAAAGCGCAACAGACCCCAACTCAGAGTTATTCCAAAGGGGGTTTCATGTGTTTATGGGGGATGTAACAATGGAATCAATGCATCCGATAATTAATTGGATTATTGCAGCCAATTTTGCTAAAGAAAAGAAACACAAAGAGTTGACTTTGGGGATTTGTTCTCCTGGCGGTGATTTGAATGCGTGTTTTGCTCTGTTGGATGTTATGATGGGATCTAAAATTCCAATACGCACAATTGGAATGGGTATGATTGCGTCATGTGGTCTTTTGATGTTCATTACTGGAACTAAAGGAAGAAGAATTCTTACACCAAATACATCAATTTTATCTCATCAATATACATGGGGGTCGTATGGAAAAGAACATGAGCTATTTGCGACAGTAAAAGAATTTGATTTAACTACAAGCCGGTTGTTGAATCATTACAGAAAATGTACTGGATTGTCTGAAAAGGTGATTCGTGAAAAATTGCTTCCGCCACATGATGTTTGGTTGGATGCAAAACAAGCTAAGAAATTGGGACTATGTGATACAGTTCAAGAAATGAAAATGACATGACAGAAATGACAGGCAAACCAAAAATTGACCAATTAAATTCATACAAAGAAGCGCCTTGGGTAAATATAGTACACGAAGATGAAAACGTAATAGTGTATAAAGATGGATTTCCAGTAACAGAAGGACACTTATTGTTTGTCCCGAAAAAAAGATCCAAGAGAACTGATATTACAATTTGTTTTGAATATGCATATGATTGGGGAGTAAAGGGTGTACGTGATTATAAATGGGAAGGATTTAATGTTGGAATCAATCAGAATGAATGTGCAGGACAATCTGTAATGTGGCCACATGTACATCTCATTCCACGAAGAAGGGGTGATACACCAAATCCAAAAGGTGGTGTTCGGCACGTGATTCCATATAAGGGAGATTATGATGGAACAGAGAACAAAAAAAAGTATAAAAGTTATAGAGAGTGGAAGAAAAAAATACCAATGGCTGAGTTAGAGGGTTTGGAAAAAGAATATAGCGAAACAAATAAACTCACAAAGAATGAAGTTGCTTACATTGATGAAAGTACTGGCCCTTGGTCGACATGGAAATCGATAACAAATTAGAAATACCACCTATACCTGAAGGATTATCTGAAGAAGAGTTAAAGATGCTCTTTGACCCACTAGGCTATGATGCCCTAAAAGATATAGATGAGATTCATCAAAGGAACAGACGCAAAACTGATGATCCCTACATCAAGGCCACTAGTGAAAAAATATCTCACCGTTTTCCAAAAATAGATGATAGAGAGAGAAGATAAAATGACAAAAACATCATTTGGAGAGTACTTTGACAACCAACGTGACAAGATAGTTAAGGATATGCAGGACAAGAATAAGCAACAGAACGTTGAGTGGATGGAAAGATTTGAAAAGAGAAAGAAAATGGCTAAAGAGATGTTGTTACCCAAGAAGACTGTGAAACAACGTCGAAAAGATATGCTAAAAAAATATGAAGGAAAACTTGAAGGACCTTATGACCATTTAAAAGAAGGTGTAGATTATTTAGATGACATTCAAAGGAATAAGAAATAAAATTATGAAGTGGATACTCATTATAGCGATAGCACTAAGTTTGAGTGGATGTGCAAATACTGCAGATGCTGAAGACTCAACGGCGACCACGCCTGCTGAAGAACAACAAAATAGAACTGCGGATGCTAGTGGTACGGCATGGGTCGCAATAGTCATGACATGGAACCCTGTCGTTTATACAATAGACAAAGAATTTTCATCTGAAGTAAATTGTTGGAACTACTACGATAATGGTGCAGGAGAAAGTAAAATGCTCAATGACTACGGCACACAAGTTCTAGACCATCAAGGCAATAAGCCTGACGCAGAATACATGAAAAAACATCGCCCATCGCACCGAGTATACCCAACCAGAATGTACAAGAATTTCGGGGGGTGGATGATGTGGTTGACCTGCGACATAAAAGGAAGAAACGAAGGACTATGATAATAACTACTACAACAATATTAATAGTTCAGGCCATTGTTATTGGAACCATAATGTGGACAACACCAGAACCCTGTCCTAGAAAATATAGAGTAACACAAGAGAATGGCGGAGTCTTAGTTAACGCTGTTGACATCCATCGATACTGTAAATTGGACTACGGTGGAAAATTTATATTAAAGGAAGAATATGATGAATAAGATAAGTGAATTTTTCAAGACTTTCTATGGACTATTTCTGTTCACAGTAAAATCTCTTTGGATTATATTGACGACTAATATGAAGAAGGAAGCACAAACATACAAACAAGAACAAGAGGAACAGAAGAGAGTAGCAAAGCGTGCAAGAATTAAAGAAAGAAAATAAAGCGACAATCAGAATATACATTGACGGAAAAGAGATGTTATATTCACATCAGAATATAGTAGCAGCAATTAATAACTTCTTACCCTACTTGACAAATGATGATCTTACTACGTTAGGACAAGACATTCTTGATTTGTTCAACCATAGGGAAGCGAAAGAAGCGGAATCCAAGATTGAAGTTGAGAAGCATTCCTGGCCTTATCCAGATACAATTCAACAATTAGAAAATGATTGAAGTAATTTATAAAATGGAACCCCAAGGTGAGTTTGAAAAGAAGCACGCCGAGAGACTCGAAGCTGTAGACTTTAAGAAGTACTTTAAGACATGGGCTGAGGTAAACGAATTTGTACTGAGTAGAAATCTCGAACGATATAGAGTAAAGTCATATGACGATGATAATCCTGTTCGATCAAATGCTTTTCTATGGGAGTCTGCTAAGTGGGATAGTAACGTTACTACTCTATGTATGGGCGGTGTTATAATTGTCACCATCATGACTTGTCTTGTATGTGCAGGTGATCCAGATATTGTTGATGCAGTTATCTATTACTTGTCTTATTGATGCCTGTATCAATCGAGAATAATTCATGGGACTATATACAGGGGATTATAGAAAAAGAAATCAATTCAGCATTTAAATTACGCATGCCAGAAGAAGAAAAGAAGAATATAAAATTTAAAAAAGACCATCCATATATTAAGCGTCTAGATGAAGTCCTAAAGCAATATTCCGTAGTCAAGGTAGCCGATGGCAATGGAGCACATCATGGCGAAGATTATGAAGAGATGAAACAAGTGATACTAGATGCGTTGTTTACGAGTTATCTAGGGCAGACTATAAGGAAGTGAGGTGACTTAAAAAACTATACATTAAACAATAGTTAAACATGAGTATTTTATTAATATATCCTATAGGTGCAGGTGGTGAATTTATTGGTTGCACCGTGAACCCCAATCCCAGCAAGTGGTTCAAAAATGAGAATCTTCCAGAAATAAATCGATATTATTATAAAGGTAATGCCATATTCCCACCGGATCAACAGAGAAGCAAAGAGGACTATGAATCATACAATGATTTCATAAATGTTGAATCTCATCATTTCTCTCTGGAAGGATGGAGATCTTGGGCTGACGATGGCTGGAATGTGCACTCCGAATCTGCTCCGAACATACAACCAAGAGAAAATTACTCACCAGCAGAACAACCCGAAGAAATAGGATTCACAGGGTATATCTACACTCCTCTATTTTTTGCCGATCATGGCCACTTGTCAGGGACTCGGCTGAAGGATCTACTTGAGTCAGAAAATGCGGAAGCAGCAGCGGAAATCGAATCATATGACTCGCAACCCATTTTACAATACCAATATACCCATCAGGCAGACATTAAAGATAAGGTGTTCTGTGAACCCGGGCTGACCCTGGGAACCCCAATTTTAATTCTACATAATCATTTTAACATTCACAAGTTTTTTAAAGATATTAAAGCATATGGCTTGATATCTAATAATTTCGCATTAAGATTAGTATGGACTATGGCTGGCCAAATTAAACAGAATCCCCATCTTTGGCTGCAGACGGGTGGACATTTTACTGAAGGACTAGATAACAAATATACAATTGAATGGATGAATGCATTGGGCGAACTCGATGGCGATTACTATCTCGACTTAGAAACTAAAGATAAACCACTTTACGAAGATTATAAAGCAAGAATAAAACAAGATGATATAGAACTCATTACACCCGCTGAATTAGATCTCATTGATGAAGGCTTGGCGGAAAAGTATAAAGTATACACTGAAAGAAATGTTGAAGTAATAAAAGAGAAATTACCAGACTACAATTTCAAGTGGATTGACAGAATAGAATATACATGAAGAAAAGACTAATGAGGTCCAGAATATTAACCCCAGCGCCTCACATAATATTAAACCATCTCAAACACGAAAAATACAAACACATTCCAGAACACGTACTAGGATGTTCATGCGAAATATGCGTATCTCTACTAGACAGCGCAGAATTCACACCACTCAAAGCACAATTTCAAAAGAGAATCAAAAAGTATATAAGAGAGTGGAAACAATACACACTCCAGTTGCCTGTCCAAAAGCTTCCATACTTACCTGAACAAAATCTAAAGATAGAATCATCATGGTTCAGTATAATGGAAGAAAGACAAAAATTATCATTCCATGCACATGAGAGAAGTATAGTATCCGGCGTATATTATCCACATTTTCCAAAGGGTAGCGTAAATCTTATAATAGAAGGCGAAGAGATAGACATAAGAGAAGGCTATCTATATTTGTTTCCGAGTTGGGCAGAACACGGAACAGAAGAGAATCAGAGTAAAGAGAGATATGTAATCGCTTTTAATGTAGGAATAGCATGATACACAAATACAACTTTGAAAACGCCACAGAAAAGAGAGCAGCAGATAAAGAACTAGGACATATACTGTTGCCACATCCTGATGGTCAAGTGAAACACCCTGAACATCTAGAGCAACATGAAATGCTACAGATTCTACAGAGACATGCATTAAGCGAAAATTGGTCGCTTCTTAGAAAGATGATTTTAGAACTGCCAGAACATCAAAGAAAGGACACTATTCATATGCTCAAGAAGACTAATAATGACCCTTTGATTGGAAAGAAATTCCCTGATGAGGCATGGTTTCAGATAAGAGCAGAAGAAAGATGAAACAGAGAGCGAAAAAAGTGTTTCTTAATGACACATGTTCCCTAATGATACACGTTTCCTAATGATACATGGCGTTTCTCCCCACGTAAAGTCAATTTATTACTCATTCAGTATCAGATAATAGACCACAGAAGTAAGTGGAGCGCCCGCGAGCGCCGCGAAAAATCCAGCAAAACAATCCAAGCTCCCAAATACCCCCCGACGATGGGCTGCCTACACCGGGCTGCCCGTACCAAATATCAAACGACGAAAAAAGAAAGCATATAGAGCAATCTGAGAACTCTGTCTGCCATTCCTCGCATGCAATCTGGGTGACATAAGAACGTCACATTGAATGTTTCGAAAAAAACGCCCACTCGAAAGAAAAGACTTGACATTGACCCGTTATGATGATACAATATACAGTGTGATCCGATAAATCAGACATGACTTAATTGATCTGATAATATCTGGAGACAAAAAAGATTGATGCGAGCACGAATAAACTTGACATTTCCGCACAGTCCTGGTATAATATACCTGTAAGTTAAATAAGTGAATGTATCCCTTGTGAATGGGGACGACCCGGCTCCTACTGGAAACGGCGAACATGTTGGGTCAACAAATTATCGACACTAATGCAAATAGGTCGGCCCGGATGGGGGAGCGCCGGGAGTAGAAGCTCCTCAAGAGATGAGATTAAAATTTAAATTAACCCCTGAAAGTTAGAGAGGCAAAAAGGTAAGATATTTAAGGTAGAGTTGACCGTATAAAATAGGGGAGATTAGATTCTCTGGATCACCCCCGCTAGTGACCTACGGAGTACCCACGTGGTTCATGTTCGACTAAGGGACATGAGTAAGACACGGAGTAACGGGACGTAGACGGCTGATGTCACGGCGATTGAGATGAGTATCAGGGATCAGAGAGAGGGAACAAGCCTCTCAGACACGGGTGAGGGAAGGTGTGTCGCTAGAGTACGTCACCCCGTCGACCCCCATACAAGATCTATGAAAATTTGATTAAAAAAAGTCACAGGTGCACTTCACGCTGGGGCTTTCCGCACGCTGAACTATGTGTGTCGCCGACCGACGGGCCGGGGGGCCTGGTAGAGATAGCGAGGGGGACCCCGGGGGGGATGTATATGAAAAATCCTGAGCATGTCGCGACTCTTTAATAAATAAAAAATTTCCTGAGCATATATGCTGGTGAGGGTTGGGTTAAAAGTAGAGTGGGTGTTCGCAAGAGCAGTAACCAGCATCCAAACATTAATAGAAAATAAAAAGAATATGAATAAGGTTAATCAACACAGAACAAAACGTCTAGCAGCACTTGTCTACGAAAAAGGATTAAGAGCACAGATAAAAGAAGAGATAGAATCCAAATATGAAAAGCGGATTGAATATCTAATAGGAGCAAACAATGAACTCATGAAAGAATTAGAGTTTTGGGAGAAAGAAGTTATCACAGTCTCCAAAGAAAAAATTCTGCCAGACATACCAATGAATAATGAAACATATGATTATAACTGGAAACAAGATATGCTTTAAAGAGAAGACCGATTATTTGAGAGGGGCCTGGAGTGTCGTTCCAGCGGCACGCCCTTCTCAATCTTGAAATAAAACTTGACATCTCCGCAGGACTATGGTATAATAGGAGTACATTCTCAATTCAGCGGATGTGAATAATAATAACAAAAAGAGAGAGAGTTTAGATGAGAAGTGAAATAATTACAAAAGAAAATTTCATAGATGGTAAAGCAGTGGATATAGAAGATGCGATAGAGAGCGTATTAGATTTCATGCGAGAGAACTATGTAGAGTGGAGCAACTGGAGTAGTAATTACAAACCTAATGCACATTCAGAAAATATGGATGTCAAGAATGAAATGATACACAATTACTGTAGTGGCCTGAGAGTAGAAGAAGGGCGCAAGTATTACAAACTGATTGGAAGCAACGGTGGCGGTACTCAAGAGAGTGTCAAAGGTTTCATTGTTAAGGAAGACGGAGACCGTAAGTTTAGTCGCGGGGATATGTTGAAACCGGCTGGTTGGAAAGCCCCCGCCAGAAATTTTAGTCGCGGGAATGTTTTCCGTAAGGATACTTTCGAAGGTAATGTTCGTTGGACGGGGATTGGATAATGTCTTACCCGTCTTCGAGAATTTGTTCCGGATGTAAGAAAGTATTTCTCCGGTCTGAATGTAAAATAGATATTGGAAAGTTTTGGAACTTGTCTAAGGGATTAGCTTGGGCATGTTCTAATAAGTGTGCTGAGAGTGCTAAGAATAATTGGATTGACTCGGTTGATGTTTTTCTAAAAAACCATAACCATTGAGAGAATGAAAATTTTTTTTTTAATTTTTGCCAGGAAAAGAACGCATGAGTGAAGATAAGATAATAGTTAGTGGACTTTCCGCTAATCCCAAAAGGGATAAGAATGTTGTGAGTGTAATAGAGCAACTTGAGTTTAGAGAAATGAAAGGTTATATAAAATACGGCGTAACTACTGAGAGGGGGGATTTGAGCACACTAGAATGGCTCCAACATTTTCAGGAAGAACTTATGGATGCCTGCGTCTATATTGAAAAATTGAAAGGTGAAATAAAATGAGTAAGAAAATAGCAACCATTGAAATTTTAAATGAAGGTGAAACTATATTTGGTTCTCCAACTTCAGGAGAATATATGGTAAGAAGATATGAGGATGGTGTCGAGATGGGTGGAGAGTTTCACCGCACTCTCTCAGAAGCAGGTGCCGCTATCGAATCGTGGGAAGGTGGAATACTTGCTAATCCTTATGATAAAATAATGAAGAAATAACTTGACATTGTGCCTGGATCCTGATATAATATAAGTGTAAGTTAAATAAGTGAGGAATTGTCCTTTAATTAAATAAGAGAGAAAATATTATGTGTAGATTGAGAACTTTTTATGAATGTTCAGATGGAACAATGGGATGGGCTGAGATTGTCCTTTCCTATGAAGATGACATTGCGGGCCATATCAGACATTGGAAAACTGGTGGTCGAATTGTCATCACCGAACATATTGATTTAGTATAAGAGATATGGAAAATTTTGAAGCAGTGATGATTGCAGAAGGTGCAGAGGAAGCATCTTCAGAAGAAGAATTTATTAGGGCATGGCAACACCTTATTAATACAGGTATTGTATGGTCATTACAAGGATGGTTTGGGAGAACCGCTAAAAATTTAATAGATGAGGGATATTGTTATGAGTGAGAACGAAACATATTACATTGCGAAATTATCTAAGGAAGGTGAATTCCTTTCATCAGATATTTTTGAGACATTAGAAGCCGCAAGATTGTGGGCGATGAAAGAAACCAAATTATTAGTTTCAGATTCTTTTTTGAGAAAATGTAAAGCTGATGATGTCATTGTTGAAATTGATAAACACTTTTTTGGTTATGAGATTTCATCAGAAGAGATAATTAAGAATAGTGAAAACCTGCCTGTTTGAAGACGATGTTATAGAATACTTTAATAAGTATTGGCTTGAGCATTGTGATACGGATAGATTATTGTTTGACGAAAAATATCATAAACTACACAATGTTCGCAGACTACATCCGTATTCCACACACAAAGAATTTTTTGATAAAATAAAATATATTGAGCAAGTTTCTCCATTCTATAAATTGGACACTTGTTACATGCTGGAATATGGTAAAGGTTCCTTTGCTGAATTACATCATGATCACAGATCAAAGTTAACCACCGTTACAATATTAAATAAGAGTAAGGATTTGAGAGGTGGAGAACTTCTTATATCAGATAATGTTTCGACTTCCCGCATAGACTTGCAGGTTGGTGAAACTTATTTTTATGATCAGACCGTGAAACACGGGGTTGCTAAAGTTGTTGAGGGAACCAGACGTGTTTTAATAACTTGGATGGACTAACGTTCTTCCATTAATTTTAAAGAGAGAAGATATGTTTATTTTTAGAGAGGTATTTACTCCTGTCCTTTTTATAGGATTTGGTATTGTGTTGGGATATTATTTTCCAGACAATGTTGAAGCTGGTGTTGAAGGTGCAGCGAATTTGGTGTCAGCTTTAGGTGATGCCATAGTAGACTACATACATACAATAACTGAGGCGGGCTAAAAAAAGCCTGAATAAAACTTGACTTTGTGCCTGAAACCTGATATAATATAAGTGTAAGTTAAATGAGTAAATGAGAAACCTTTAATAGAGAAAAAATATGGCAGGTTCAAATATCCGTTCTACGAATCACGAAAAATGTGATCCAATGTTCATTACCTCTTATTCAAATAATAAGGGACTTGGTTCTTCAAAAGCAGCATGGGCGAAGATGACCCCTGCGGCGATGAAGAAGGAAAATGGTAAATGTGTTTCCATTAAGGATTCACTATCTAAAGAAGATCTCGCAGCAATTGTTGCGAAATATTCATAAGAGATAGTTTAATAGGCGATTAGCTCAGTAGGGAGAGCGCCTGTTTTACACGCAGATTGTCGCTGGTTCGATTCCAGCATCGCCTACCAAAAAAAAGCCTGAATAAAACTTGACATTGTGCCTGGAACCTGATATAATATACCTGTAAGTTAATAATTGAGAAAGAGAGAAAATTATGGAAATTGATTTAAGTTTAAATAGAAGTTTAGAAGAACTAGTTGGTTCTTATTTTGAGGCTCATGGAGCCGGTGTAGATATTGATGATGATTCTTCTGAAGAAGAGATAAGTGATTATCATGTATTAGAAAATTACCTTAGTGATTTAGGAGCAATATGAGCAATTATGTAAGGGCAATAGAAGAAGACTTTGGAGAAGATTCTGAAGCAATTTTTGATCCAGTAAATGATACAGAAGAAACTGCTTGGAATGAAAACTATCCAGCTGAGCGATATCACATAGAGTTTCTAAAGGAAAGGATTGAAAGACTTGAAATGGAAAATGATGCACTTTTAGCCGAGATAATTTCATGAGTAATATGTCAGTAGCAAAAACAATTCTAGAACAACTAGGTGGAAACAAATTCCGTATGATGACCGGAGCGAAACACTTTATGGGTTTTGCTGAAGGTCTTGTAATGAAGATTGGTCGAAACAGTTCAAATTCTAATTATTTGAAAATCACATTGAACTCAATGGATACTTATGATATGGAATTTGCTAAAGTTTCCAAAATGGGTGAGAAAAAATCTGTCACAGAATATAATAATATTTACAATGATATGTTGACAGATCAGTTTACTGCTCATACTGGAATGTATACGAGTTTATTTTAATATGGTACTAAACATTTTTAATTTAAGAGTTATTATTTTATTGATTATAGCATATTCTTATATATCTTTTTTCGAGAAATGGAATTGGTATATAATGTATGTACTTCAAACAGGCAAATTATTTACATTATGATTGAGAGAATTGAAAGAACAACATATCATATTTTATTTCTTGCATTGATTTTATTACCAATGTTTGTAATGATATTTGATACAATATTTTATATATAAGTTAGATATGAAAATGTGGTTAGAAGAAATTGCAACAGCTGTATTATTGTTTGGTATGTTTTACCTTGCATCAGTTGTTGTTTTAAGTTTATAAAAATTAAGAACCTAAGCATTCTGAGTAAGATGGGGTTAAACCCAATGGTTGGAATGGTTCAGAGATAGTAACAGTTCGTGTACTGCTCTACTAGGGGTAACTCCCCCACTCGTGACTCTGAGGTAGGAATGTTATGTGCAAGTTGTTGCAGAAATGCATACACTAGAGCGGTGATGACGATTCGTGAGAAGTTCGCAGACCAAAGGTTTTAGGTATCGAAGGCTAAGGGCAACTGCATGGTTCTTTTTTTCCCGCGCCTATAGGAAAAAATGCACGAATATACAATTGAGATTTTATATCATTATACTTGCAGTAAGTGTAAAAATTGGTGGTCATACGCAATGACTCCAAACGCGCAGATGTTACAAAATTCACAAAGTTTAAAACTTCCTAAAACAGAAGCACATTGTCCTGAATGTGGAACACTCGCTGATATTAAATTGAAAGATAGATTTATATTATAAACATATTATGTTAGGTTAATTATGAATAGACCTTGGGATAAAATATTTTTTGAAACGCAATCTCTTCCTGGAATGGAAGCAATGCGTGAATGTAAAAATTGTGGTATTCTTCCAGAGCATGGGAATTTTTCTGCAGTCACTTCTAGTAAGGGATATAAGCATCCCAATTATTGTATACCGTGTGTAAGAATACAAAGATCTAAAAAGGATCATAAGTATGATACATCAGAACGTAGAGCATTAACAACGGCAATGAGATTGGAGCGTCAGCCCTGGGAAAAAGTACATAATTATATTTCTGGTGTTTATTCTAAAGTAGATTATGATAGAGCTGATTTTGATAAACATATGGAATCCTTATTTGAATCGTGGATGACTTGGGAAAATAATGGACGTGGTGATGGACATTGGCAAATAGAACATAAAATTCCTAGAGCATTTTTTGGCCCTCACATGAAAGAGCCTTATGACTTTTGTAAACAATTTCAAAAGACGTGGAGCTTGGAGAACCTAAGACCACTTGATGCTCAACTTAATAATTCAAAATCAGCAAAAGTATATTTACCTGAGGGTATAGAAGATGAGAGTTTTTTAATTGATTGTACATTAGAAGAATTTAAAACACATGTTAAGAATTGGAATCCATGAAATATCTTAGATATGTAATTGGTATGTATGGATTATATTGGATAGGATTTATGGGTGGTGATATAATAGTGTCTGCGTTATTTCTTGGTTTAGCGTTTGGTTTTATAGATTATATGAAAGGAGAAAGATTATGAAAGGTGCACAAGGAAGACATTTAAGAAGAGAATCTGCGATTAGTTTACTTGAAAAACAAATTTCTGCACATAAAGCAAATAGTGAATTTGTGTCAAAGATTTTGAAAGATAAAAATGTTATTAAAGTTAATCCTTCGAATCATGAACTGATTGAAAAGATTCGAAAGAAGAAACTTGAGAGAGCCAAAACTTGTTTGGAGAACACAAAGAAAAATTTGCATAAATGAATATAAAAAACTTTCAAGAGTTAATCGATATTTCTGATGAGGTTGATGTGGCGGAAGAATATTTGATCCGCAAATTTAAAGATGGCGGTAACTATATCATCATTGATACTTATGGAGATTTTTTGATATTGGATAGAGATAATGTGGATAGTGTATTCTCAACTATTTGGAGTGATCTTTATGGTACTATAAATGAAGAAATCCCCTATGTTCTCAATTAAAAAGCCTGAATAAAACTTGACTTTGTGCCTGGAACCTGGTATAATATACCTGTAATAAAAAATGATTAACCCCTAACGAGAGAAAAAAAATGGGAACTAGATCAGTTGTAGCAGTAAGAGAAAGTAATTCAGTAGAGATTACTTCCGCCTATGTTCATTATGATGGATATTTGGCTGGTGTTGGAATGACTTTGTTAAGTGAATTCAACTCAGCAGAAGGTGCTAGAAAAGTTGTTGAAGGTGGATATTATTCTTCATTAAGTGAAAATCTTGAAGAGTCTTTATCAGGTTCAGCAAATAAAGAAGAGGCTTCTGTATATGAGAATATGGAAGAATTTAAACACGATTGTACACATTCTGATTGGGAATTTGCATATCTTTATGATGTTGATAGAGATGAATGGTTGTATGCGAAAATGACCGGATGGGGAGATTCTTCTGATGGTGGTTTTGAAAATTATTGGTCTGAGTTTGAAGCAATGTCTGATGATGTTTTGAAAGATGTACTTGAAACTGCATCTCGTTTAGAAGGTTCCAAATGGAACGGTGAATATGATGATTATGTTGTCGAGTTAAGAGAGTGGGCAACAGGATTTATTGCGGATTCAGCAGTTAATTAAAATCATTCCCTCCTTCGGTCGGGGGCGTTTCTCTCAATTTCTCTCGCGTCCTCGGCCTTTTTCATAAATAAAAATGATATGATTATAAGCACTTATTCAGGATGTAACCAAACATCACATATAACAGATTTTAGATTGAGGGTTTCCTTAATCTGCCATTATGTTATGAATAGATTTATTGAAAGTAATTATATTTACAATAAAGTACAGATAGATGTTCATTTAAAGAAGATGGAAGAGCATGAGTTTGGTGTTACTTGGCCAGAAGGATTAGAAGAAGAGACGATAGAAAAGATTAATAAGAATCATATAAAAATTTATATCAATTCTTTAATGTTAAAAGATGAATATAAATTTTTTAGAACGCTTGTACATGAATTGGTTCATGCTAAGCAGTATATTTTAAAAGAATTGTGTTATCGTAAACATCAAATGTGTTGGAAGGGCATTCCTTCAGGATTTGTAATTGGTGAAGATTTGAGATTAGATGCATATTATGATCTTCCTTGGGAAATAGAAGCGTTTGGTAGAGAAGAAGGATTGATGGTAATGTTTAATGCTTTTTACAAAGAGTTTCAAGAATCATATGAAAAAAATTAATATTCCTCTGTAGCTCAGTTGGTAGAGCAGATGACTGTTAATCATCGGGTCGCTGGTTCGAGTCCGGCCAGGGGAGCCAATGGGAAGGCTGTGCAAAAGGGGAGCTCAACAGACTGTAAATCTGCCGTCTAACGACTGTGATGGTTCGACTCCATCCCTTCCCACCAACGGCTCCATCGTCTAGTTTCGGCCTAGGACGCAGGATTGTCAATCCTGTAACATGGGTTCAAATCCCATTGGAGCCGCCATAGGCGAGTAGTTCAGCAGGTTAGAATGCCACTCTGATACGGTGGAGGTCGTTGGTTCAATTCCAACCTCGCCTACCAAAATTTAAAGGATTGAAATGCGTCCAAGACAAAAAGCTATAAAGAATAAAGATAAAACCTATATTGCATTCTGTAAAAGATGTGATAAAGAGACAGTACATGAGACATCAAACTCGAAAGGTAGACACAGTGGTGCGTGTAAACCATGTAGGGCCCTTTGGAGAAAAAATAATAAAAAACTCATTGATGAAGGTATGAAACGATACTACCAAGAGAATCGTGAAGAACGATTATTGTATGGGAAACAATATAGAAAAAACAATCCAGACAAAATACGAGAGAGTGCGAGGATTTGGGAGGCTACACCGGCCGCAAAGAAATGGAGAACTGAATATAAAATGAAAAGATACCATAGTGAGCCGGTATATAGATTAAAAGAGATTAGAAAAAGACATTTACATCATTTCCTCAAACAAGTAGGAGGAACAAAGACAGGAAGAACAGAAGAGCTACTAGGATACACAGCAGAAGAACTAAAGGTACATTTAGAATCATTATTCAAAGACGGTATGACATGGGAAAATCAAGGGAAATGGCACATAGATCATCGAATACCTCAATCATACTTCACTAGTATAGACCAAATAAAAGAATGTTTCGCATTAAGTAATCTCAAACCAGAGTGGGCTGAGTGGAATATGAGTAAAGGAAATCGATTTATAGGATGATATTATGAAAGCAATATTAGAATTTAATTTACCAGAAGAAGAAGAACAATTTAATGCCGCTAATAAGGGTATGGATTGGGCACTTCTTGTTTGGCACTTAGATGAGTTTATTCGAAACAAGATCAAATATGAACAAGATAGAGATGGAGTATTACAACTTGTTAGAAATGAACTAAATTTTCAGATAGAACAAAAAGGATTACAATATCCAGAATGATATGGGAATAGATTTTATTGCTCTGTTTATTTGGAAATATGGACTTCCTATAATCTTAATTTGGGTAACAATTGATAACACTTGTTCACCTGAATGGGGCAGTCTATGTATGTAAACCAACAATTATGGAATTAATATTATGACACAAAAATATGATAGATTTAATTTAGAAGCAGAAATCATGACAGTCTGGAATACTAAAGACGATCTTGAATCAATAACTAGTCACATGATGGATGACCCTGACGGCCCAATGACAGAAGATCAACTTACGAATGTTCTGATTGGGCTAAGTGAATTACATGATATTAGATGCAAGAAGTTGTTTAATGTATTTGAGAACATGGTTAAAAATGAATGTTTTATTGAGAAAGGCACTAATGAAAGTAAATATAAATGAATATATAACAGAAAATTTGGATAGTAAAATATCTCCACGTATAGGTATGCCACTTCCGCGCGTTACTTGTGCTGATGGATTTTCTATGTCAATACAGGTGGGTACAGGTATATATTCTGAACTACGAAAAACATCTAAAAAATATTCTAAAGTTGAAATTGGATTTCCTTCAGAACACGAATCATTAATTGAATCATATGCCGAAGGACATGGTTTTGAAGATGACATTGATTATACAAGAACTGTATATCCTTATGTTCCTGTGGGTATAATTAATAAAGTTCTTCGAAAACATGGTGGAATCGTACCTTCAACTGCTTATTATAGGACAACAGGACATGAGTAATTACTGGACAGAAAAAGTTAAAGTAGTAGAACTAACTTTTGAAGATGGAACAAAAAAGTTATGTCGTGGGGGTGAAGAAGCAGTAGCAAGAGCTTGGGAAACTTATCCAATAGTCTCTGCTAGATGGACAGGTGAAGAAGAAACAATGCAATGGGCGATACCTCAACATGTAATTGATGAAGAAAGAGCAGATGAAATGAGAATGCAAAGACGGGAACAAGAGCAAATGGAAATGTATGATGACCCTTATTTGAACTGGTCTGGTCATAGATAGCATAAATATATGATGAAATGGAATATTCTTAAAGAATAGCGCTTCGCCGAATCAGGCG